CAAGGGGACTGAAAAGTTGACCACCCAGATGGCTGCTTTGGAGGCTATGCCTGTTGCTGCCCCGATCAAAGCTGTCAAAGCCCCAAAACCTGAACTCGAGGCTGCGTAAGCCAGTTGCCCTGTCCTTATTGGGTAGGGCACATAAACCTAACGGCGAGAAACCTATGAAGCATGTGATGATCGACACAGAGACCTTGGCCACGACTGCTGATGCTTGCATTCTGAGTATTGGGGCAGTTAAGTTTGATCTTGACTCCGAAGCCATGGACGACAACGGTTTTTATGCCAGTATTTCAGTGGACTCAAATCTTGAGTTGAAGCGGCGCATCAGCGAGGACACTCTCATCTGGTGGATGAAACAAGGGTCCGCCGCGCAGGGTGTGTTCCATGAATCGAAGCAGACCCTGCGGACTGCACTCGAAGAATTTGCTGACTGGTTGACAGACCCGGACATCCATGTGTGGAGCAATGGGGCTGACTTCGACTTGCCTATGCTGGCTCACGCGTTTGTTCAGTGTGGTATGGATGTGCCTTGGAAGTTTTGGAACAGCCACTGTTTCAGGACCTACAAGAACCTGCCCGGTGCCAAAGCTATTCGCCCACCGGTAACCGGTGTCAAGCACAACGCCTTGTCAGATGCCCACCAGCAGGTAGTCACCTTGCAGGCAATCCACAAGACGTTATTCGTGGGCAAACCCCATGCGATGGTGAAAGCATGAAGCCGGCCCAGGCCGACGACAATCGCCGCAAACGCCGAGCCCTGGTAAAGGCGCTTGGCAAACGACAGTTCAAGAAACTTTACAGAAAGGCTCAAGTATGAGCGACTACGACGAAAAACTGTTCGCGTTGATTCTGGCAGCTGTGGCCTCAGGCCTAGCAACCCCCGAAGCAATCGACAAAGCTACTCAGATTATGAAACTTTTAGGACACAAAAAATGACACAGCCCATTGACGACACCCTGGCCGAACGCGGCGCCCGCTACGGTAGCTTTGAAGGACATGCGCATATCACGCAGAACATCAAAGAAGCCATGAAGTCTCATGAGGGGTGGGACGATCTCGACCCCGACATGGTTGAATGCTTGGAGATGGTGGCCCACAAGATCGGCCGCATCATCAATGGCGACCCTCAGTACATCGATTCGTGGACCGACATCATCGGCTACACGCGCCTTGTGGAAAAACGGCTGATTGATGAGCAGGCCAAAGACAACGCGCCTACTGGCGTAACCGAGATTGAAGGCATGGACGAATTCGTTGCTGCGTTACTCGCCGACCTCGAAGAAGACACTTGCGATAACCCCGAATGCAAGTTTTGCCATCCTGAAACAGCAGCTAAAAGCGACAAACCCAACCACGACGAAATCAACTCGGCTTTGGCAGTGCTTACCAAAGCGGGCATGATCAAGGGGGTTGATTAATATGACAATGATCTCATTCGATGAAGACGCCTCGGAGATCATCGCCTTCGCGGCCAAACATATCGGCAATGCGATTTCTGCCGATAATTCGCCCGGGCACGACGCTGCGGGGGGCACCGTAGGGTGCCTCACTTCGGGCGTCATGGGTGTTACCGCAGGACTTGTCCGTATAGCAGAGGCGATTGATAACCTCGCAGAGGCCATACGCGAGTCCAATGGCGACGCCTGAAAATACGTTTATTCAGGGGGTCCACAGGTATCTGCCTGCGGACCTCTACCGAATGAAAAACCATAACCAGTTTAACGCCGGCATTGCCGACGTCTGGTACAGCGGCAACGCTGCTGATCTCTGGGTTGAATACAAACACATCACTATTCCAAAACGTCCTGACACTCCGATCACTATAAACCTTTCAGAGCTCCAGAAAAACTGGCTTCGCAGCCGGCACGCTGAAGGCCGACATGTGGGAGTGACAGTAGGCTGTAAAGAAGGTGGCGTCTACTTCGAAGGTGTGTCTTGGGATTCAACTTTTACCGCCGAGCAGTTCCGTAAATCAATTTCGACACGTGCTAATCTGGCCGCGTTAATAACCCTACATTGCAATCTATGCCAGCCCTACTCACAGTCGAAGAAGATGCGATAGCCTTAGCCCAGGGCTGGAGCTTGTGCCATATTTATGACCTTACCACCGAAAAGTGGCGGGTTCAAGTTTATGCACTGCCCAACTGTGAGCAAGCAGGTGCGTTCGTTGTCAACCAAGCGCGGATGGGCAACGCGATTTGTATAAAAGCATTACGGCTCGTGCAAGCGAGCCACCAAGGAACAATATGAGCTGCTCGAATAACAACACGCTGGCTGCCAGATTTTGGACCAAGGTTGATAAGGGTGGCGACTGTTGGGAGTGGACCGGTGCCCGTCACCCGCAGGGGTACGGACTCATAAGGACCATGACGGGCATGAACCGAGCCCATAGGGTGTCGTATGAAATAAGTAACGGAGCTATACCCACAGGGCTGATGGTCCGTCACAAGTGCGACAACCCTGGCTGTGTTAACCCTGAGCACCTTGCCATCGGCACGGCACTGGACAACGTGCATGACCGGGTGGCCCGCAGTCGAAGCGCCGATCGACGTGGTGAGCGCCATCCGCTCGCTAAGTTGAATAGCGTGAGCGTCGAACACATCCGCGCTTCACCTTTACCAGGCAAAAGCTTAGCCGAGATTTTCGGAGTTTCACAAGCGTCAGTTAGTCTTATCCGAAACAATAAACGATGGAGTCGACTATGACATTCAAGCCAATGTTGGCAGTAAACGCTGTCATTCCAAAAATACAGTACCCCGTATTTGCCAGTCCTAAACTCGACGGTATACGCGCGGCTGTGGTTGATGGCCGACTGTTGAGCCGCACCCTGAAACCAATTCCAAACAAATACATCAGCGAGTGCCTTAGTCAGCACAGCATGACGGGCATGGACGGTGAGCTGATTGTGGGCGAGCCTACCAGCAAGACCTGTTACACCGATAGTGTCTCGAGTGTAATGGCATTTGACAAGATACCGCACTTTACGTATTACGTGTTTGACCTGCACAACATCAAGTCGGCGTTTAGTTCACGTAGATTGGACCTCTTAGCGAAGGCTACCAGTCTAGTCAGCACCCCTTACATCTGCATCCTTGAACAAAACCTGATCCACAATGAGAGTGATCTGCTGGCTTACGAAGCCGCCAAGATCGAAGAGGGGTATGAAGGTGTGATCATCCGCTCCCCCGATGCGTTCTACAAATACGGTCGTAGCACAGTGAACGAGGGCTCGCTGATCAAGCTAAAAAGATTTGAGGACAGCGAGGCCGAGATCATTGGCTTCGAGGAAGAGATGTTCAACGGGAACGAGGCGCAAACAAATGAACTGGGCAGAACAAAACGCAGCACAGCGCAGGCGGGCCTCGTGGGCAAAAACACATTGGGCGCGTTTCTTGTCAGAGATGTCCACACCGGAGTTGAGTTCTCGATTGGAACTGGACTTACAGCTCTCGAGCGTCAGTCTCACTGGCTCAATCGAGATAGTTCAATCGGCGGAATCCTCAAGTACAAGTTCTTCCCCGTCGGAATGAAAGACAAACCGCGACATCCGGTGTTTTTGGGGTTCAGGCACAAAGAGGACATGTAATGAATGAAATCAAAGTTCTCAACCACGGCCTTGTCAGGCTTGTCGACCACATGGGGTCTGACCTCTCCATCGTGCGCTCAGCTCGGGTCTCGTATGACGCCGAATGGCGCGCTGGTGCTGACGAGGGCAAAGACACCAAGCTCATCGACTACCTGGTGCGCAACCACCACACAAGCCCCCTGGAGTGCGTGCAGTTCACCTTTGAGGTGAAGGCGCCGATCTTTGTGCTCCGTCAGTGGCACCGGCATCGGACGTGGAGTTTCAACGAAGTGTCGGCACGGTATTCTGAGTTGCCTGAGGAGTTCTACATCCCAGAGGTGAGCCAGATAACGACGCAGTCAGCCAGCAACAAGCAGATGCGTACGGATGTGGAGCACCGCGAGGCTGACATCTTGCAGGGTTGGATTGCTGAGTCCTGCGCAGAGTCTTTTGACATTTACAAGAAGCTCATTGCCCGGGGCTGCCCTCGTGAGCTGGCTCGTGGCGTGTTGCCGGTGAACACGTTCAGCCACATGTTCGCCACGGTTGATCTTCATAATTTAGCACACTTCCTAAAGCTGCGCCTGCACGAGCACAGCCAGTACGAAATCAGGGTCTACGCTCAAGCGATGCTGGAGCTGATCGAGCCAATTGTGCCGGTGGCCGTGGCCGCGCTGAAAGAACATGTACTGGCTGAATTATGACCCACAAACTCACCGCCGATGGTGCAGCTGTTGTTGCCCCCGACATCAACTGGCTACCCATCGACAAAAACACACCGATCGGTGTTCGCATGATGCTGATTGAAAAATCTCAGGGTGTGGCTTATGTACGCACCCACTTCTCGGACGATGGTTTTGACCATTGGTTTCCGCTTCCCACATTTAAGAAAGACTGATATGAGCTATTCTGAAGTTGAAATGAAAGTCCTCCAGTGGGGCGAAGCCCGGGGCATCGTCAAAAATGCCAAGCCCCTAGGTCAGGCGATCAAGACCCTCGAAGAGACCACCGAGCTGCTGGACGCCATCAACCGTGGCCACCGGGGCGACACAGTTGACGCTGTTGGTGACGTAGTAGTCACGCTCATCATGGTGTGTGCCACGCTAGACCTCGACCTAGTAACCTGTCTGCATCACGCCTTTGATCAGATCAAAGACCGCAAGGGCTACCTGACGCCTCAGGGCGTATTCGTCAAGCAATGATCCCGGAGCCGCTGCACATCCTCAGTCTTGTGGGGGCAACGGCCATACTGAGTTTGCTGACAACTCGAAAAGAAACCCTAACCAAGACCCGCCACCCGGCGGGTTTTCCGACCCGCAGCACTGCTGCACAACCCTGAAAGTGAACTATGCAAATTTACAAGACCATCACCGACCCGTCCACTGGCAGCGGTGTCTCCTGGCAAGCCAGTCAGACCGAGGCCTCCAAAGCACGCGGTGCGCTGAAAAAGCTCGGCCATAAGCCCGAGACTATCACGGTAAATATTCCGACTGCCAAGGGGCCGCTGATCGAGTGGCTCAACGAGAACGTCTCTGCATGAATTTTCAGCCACTGTTCACCACCTCGCGTGTGGTAGTGGCTGTGTACCGCACGCTGTCGACCACCGTCTTGTTGTATTACCTGATGAAGCGCATGAA